CAATGACATTCCAACCATTTTATATGGGTGGTGATGTACACACAGATGCGTATCAACGTACCCAAAACTTTGGTGTACAGCTTGGCTTTTCTGTACCGTTAGACGGTGGCATGGTTGAAACATGCAAACAGATAGCTCGTAGACACGAACAAAAGATGCGGTTGGATTATGAGCTAGTACGTGCTCTTAAATGTACAGAAATCATGAAAGCTGGTTTTACCTTTCGTCCTGGCAGTCGCGTAGAAGTGCTTTGTCATGACATTGTACCTATTGTCTCTCTTAAATAATGGAAGCAGCTGTGACTGCTCTAATCGCTTTAATTGGTGGTGGGGCAGCTTTAAATAACAGATTACACAACAGAATAAATAACGTGCATGACCGCATTAGTGGTCTTGACAGACGTATTGACGCTATTGAATTAAATGTAGCTCAAGACTACGTATCTAAAGCTGACCTATCAGTAATGGTCCAACGTATGGAAGACCATATGGTACGTATCGAAAACAAACTAGATCAAATCGTATTAAGGAATTAATTATGTCTAGAAAAGTCAATCAAACACACATGGATGAGTTGAAAAAGAGTAAAAAATATACTCCAGACGGTCAGGATGTACCTCAACCTTATCGTTATCAACTTCAACCTAAAAAAGCTAAAAGAAAAACAAACTCTGTTAACGAAGCATGAATAAAGAACCTTTTCCTAAAGATGCTCCTAGCATTAAAAACCCTGTAAAAGCACCAAAAGCTATTATAAAAAATTACCCTGGACTTGGCCTGGCACCAAAACTTGTCAAAGGAAAAACAAACTCTGTTAACGCATGACTTACAAACTTATCGACCTATACACTAGCAAGGTACTTGGTGAATACGAAACATTAGCTGAAGCTGAACGTGACGAATCACATCTCATCCATGAACCTAATGAAGTTCGTTACGAGATTAAAGCACCAACTAAACCTAAACTAAAGGCTAAACCTAAAGCAAAATGACAAACAAGAAAGCAACAGAGGACCAGTTTAACGAGTTGCATAATCTTGTCACAAAGGAATTCCTTGCCCGTATTAAATCGGGTGAGGCTTCCACACAAGATCTAAAAGCAGCTTGTGATTGGTTATCAAAGAATGATATCAGTGGTGTCGCCTTTGAAGGTAGCCCCCTAGATAAACTGGTTAGTATCATGCCAACTGTTGACCCTGAACTTGTACAACGGAGACTTTATGGCTCGAAAGTCTAGTCATAGCGGAGCCAAATATGCTAATGGTAATTATAAATCTTACCAAAAGAAATATGATGGCTCTAAACTACAGATTGGTAAACGATCTGCATTAAATAAAGAAAACCGTAAACGTGGAACCTACGGTAACGGCGATGGCAAGGATGTATCCCACAAGAAAAATGGAAAGACATTCCTCGAAGCAGCATCAAAAAACAGAGCACGTAAAGGACGCGCATGACCCCATTACTTCCTACCCCTAACGATTACCTCTACAACTTAATAGCCATGACCTCACCAGAAGCTAAGCGTCTGTGGAGACGCTCTATTAAGGAACACTTTGACCATACTTGTATCTATTGCGGAAAAACTTATGACCTTAGTCAGTTATCTATCGATCATGTTCATCCTCGCGCACGTGGCGGAGAGGATGTCGCAACGAATGTTGTATGCGCCTGTACCAGATGTAATCAGGATAAAGGAAGTACACCAGTTCTCTCTTGGATGAGAGACAAATTTGGAGTTAATAGACTCCGTGAAAAACTAATTATGGAGTATATTAATTAATTATGCCTCAATTTTTACAAAACCTACGCCGATACGCTAATAACCCATTAGAATTTGTTAATGGTGTTGTTCGTGTTGGTAGTATGATAGGTAATGAAATAGAATATGGTAGGAAACAAGTTAGAGGTTTTATTGAAGATGTTGTACCTGAACCTATTGTTAATACTTTAGATTCAGCTTCTTTAACAGCAGTAGACATAGCACAGATTGGTTATGAAAATTCACTTGTTGGACGTGCAGAACAAGGTGCTATAATTCTTGGCGGTAATACTGCAGAAACTTTCGGACTACCTAGAGGTGTAGGTGAATTTGTTGGTGGAGCATTAGCACCAGGCTTAGCAGCTCCAGCACCTAGTGCTATTACTAGAGCAACAAGGGCAGCAACAAAGAATTCTGTAAAAACAGCTGTTAAAGAAACTGCTGAAGGTTTAAAAACTATTGGTGACGATTTAATGCCACCACCACCTGCGGCTTTAGCTACGGCTGGTGCTACACCTCAAATGCAGTTAAATGCATCAAGAGGTAGCATTAATTTATCTCCACAAGTGATGGATCTTACTATTACAGATCCAGAATTTTTAGCACCGGGAGTAAGAGAAGGCATTGCTAAAGATCCTGCTATTGCTAAACAAATAGTAGACAGATCAACAAAAGTAGAAAAGCAAGCCAACAGATTAACATCATGGATTGATAAAGAGCTTAGTGCTTTAACACCAAAAGAATTAAAAGTAGCTAAAAAAAATCAGAAAAAAGCAAGAGCTGATTTTTATAGTCAAATGTCAAATATGCCTCAAATAATTCAAGACGATCCTATTGCATATCGTAAGCAGCAATTTAAAAGTCTTATAAATAAAGAACAGCATCATTTAATTAGTAAAGCACAAACATCTGGATTTTACGATCAAATGGATTATATGATTGAACGTGGTATGGCTGATTTAGATGATTTAGTAGCAATGGGAGAATATGCTAAAATGAGACAGGCTTCATCAGGTGATGTTACATCAAACATACTTAATATGCACGAAGTTCCACACAATGAATTCCATACTTATTTAAGAGATACAGGGCAAGAATTAAAACCTGAACAAATTAAAAAGATGGTTAGAAAAGCTAAAAGTGCTGATGAATTGATGGAAATGTATAAGGATTTTATTGATAATCAATTATCCGTTAAAGAAGATGCTAAAGCTTATCAAAAATTATTTGAAATGGATAATCCTAAACTGTATAAGTAAAAGCCTCTACAAGCCCTCCTAACCCCCTACACGCTAGATTCTACCTATGAACACTTTAGACCTCCTTAAAGACGATTTTAAGCTATTCCTACAAGCATTATGGAGTGAATTAGAACTACCAAACCCTACACGTGCTCAATATGCAATTGCTGATTACCTTCAACACGGTCCAAAGCGTTTACAAATCCAAGCATTTCGGGGAGTTGGTAAGAGCTGGATTACTGGTGCTTTTGTTCTTTGGACTTTATTTAATAACCCCGAAAAGAAAATAATGATTATATCTGCTTCTAAAGAACGAGCAGATAACATGTCAATCTTCCTACAGAAATTAATCATTGAAACACCCTGGTTGGTACATTTGCGCCCAAAATCTGATGACTCCCGTTGGAGTCGTATCTCATTTGATGTGGCTTGTTCCCCTCACCAAGCTCCTTCTGTTAAATCAGTCGGTATTACTGGTCAGCTTACCGGTAGTCGCGCTGATTTAATGATCCTTGACGACATTGAAGTTCCTGGTAACTCAATGACAGAATTTATGAGGGAGAAGCTTCTACAATTATGTACTGAAGCTGAATCTATCCTTACTCCTAAACCAGATTCACGTATTATGTTTCTGGGTACACCTCAGACAACATTTACTGTCTATCGTAAGCTAGCTGAGAGGAGTTACAAGCCCTTTGTTTGGCCTGCTAGGTATCCTAGGAAGGTTTCACAATACGAAGGCCTTCTAGCGCCTCAACTGGTAGAAGATATAGATGGTGGTGCAGAGAAATGGGAAGTAACTGATGATAGATTTGATAATGAAGACCTGATTGAACGTGAAGCGTCAATGGGTCGCAGCAACTTTATGTTGCAGTTCATGTTAGACACAAGCTTATCTGATGCTGAAAAATTTCCTCTTAAATGCTCTGACCTTATCGTCACTAGCGTTAACCCCTCTACTGCTCCCGAATCCATCGTTTGGTGTTCCGATCCACAAAACGTTATCAAAGACCTCCCCATTGTTGGACTCCCTGGAGATTATTTCTACTCTCCAATGCAGTTACAGGGAACATGGGACCCTTACCAAGAAACAATCTGCAGTGTTGACCCGTCGGGTCGTGGATCGGATGAAACGGCAGCAGCTTATCTCTCACAACGCAATGGTTTTCTGTACTTGCACGACATGCGTGCTTACAGGGACGGATACAGCGACAATACATTACTCGATATTCTAAAAGGTTGTAAAAAGTATGGCGTTTCTAAGCTCCTCATTGAAACTAATTTTGGTGACGGCATTGTTAGCGAGTTGTTCCGCAAACATCTTCAACAAACAAAGCAAGCAATTGATATTGAAGAAGTCCGAGCAAATGTTAGAAAAGAAGATCGAATCATCGATTCCCTTGAACCCGTCCTTAATCAACACCGACTCGTTATCGACCGGTCTGTTATAGAATGGGACTTTAAATCTAATCCACAAGCTGCACCCGAAGAACGTCTTCTTTATATGTTATTCTATCAAATGTCAAGGATGTGTCGTGAAAAAGGTGCAATCCGTCATGATGATAGAATAGATGCGTTAGCTCAAGGTGTACAATATTATACAGATGCCCTCGGTATCTCTGCTCTAGAAGCTATTAAAAATCGTAAACGTGATGAGTGGAATTCAATGATTGAAGAAATGATTGATGATCCACAAGCTTCTGCTAATCATATGGTTTTTGGTATGAATTTAGACCAGCGACAACAAGCCAAAGGTAACTCTAAAAACTCAGTCCCTACCTGGGTTTGACCAGATCCCACATGTATAGGGGGGAAGGGAAGGGTGGACCCGACTCTCCGAAAGGGAGGAATTCGAGACAAGCTCTCATTCCTCCTCTTTTCTTAATGAAGCGTGAGGACACAAAAGACAAACATCTCCCTCTTCTTCATTCTTTAAAAATACATCCTTTAATAAGATGAATCCCGTGAGAACTTATTAAACATTCCATCACAAAACTTTAATCCCACCACAACTTATACTACTGTATGCATAATGTAGAGTTAGTTCATGTCACTCCTGATGCTGAACAATTGATAGCTTATATGGCTAGAGTATCTAACCCAGATAATCAAGATAATCCTGATTGTATTAAATTAATTAAATATCTTATTAAACATAATCATTGGTCACCCTTTGAAATGGTTAATATGTGTGTACAGATTGACACTACCAGAAGTGTTGCTAGTCAAATCTTAAGACATAGATCTTTTAGTTTTCAAGAATTTAGTCAAAGGTACGCTCAAGTCGTTAAAACACCAGCTCTCCCTAACTTTAGACGCCAAGATACAACAAATAGACAAAATAGTATTGATGATCTTAATGAATTTACTCAACAAGAGTTCCAAATTCGTACTCAAGACCTGTTTGATCAATCTTTAGCCCTTTATAAAGAAATGTTGGCCGCTGGTGTCGCTAAAGAATGTGCAAGAGATGTTCTTCCACTCTCTACACCTACTAAACTCTATATGAACGGTACTCTACGCTCTTGGTTGCATTATACTGCGCTAAGATGCGCTAACGGGACTCAACTTGAACACCAATTGGTTGCAACTGGCGTTCACGGGTTAATACGTACTCATTTCCCTCTTGTTGCAGAGGCAATGTGGCCGAGCGAGCACGAAGTGCGAGCGATTACCTCGTAGAAAAATGATAAAAATTTCTGAAGCCTATC